TATCAGTCCGTTTGTCGGCGTCTCGAAGTCGGCGACATCGCTCCAAGATTTTTTTAAAATATCATTGACCCACACGCCGGCTTTGTTTATTTGGATTTTTGTTCGTTCCAATGATGAAGCCACCGAAAAACGGTGCTTTTGATACTCGGAAAAGTCGCCGGAGAAAACAATCGGATTTTTGTTTTGAAACAGCGTAAGATTATTTTTCAACGCGCTCTGGCGCGACCCGAATACACCCGCGTCCCTGTTTATTTCACCGACTATACTAAAATCTATAGTGATATCAGAATCCTGCGTTAGCTTGCGTCCAGTGTCGATATACTGAGTGCCCGACGATTGGATATATTTCAATGCCGTATAGCCCTCCGGTAGTCCGCTCTGCGTCTGCGCCTTTTGCCATATAAATCTGCGCCTGTTCAAGTGCCCTCACCGACTTTCTGCGCCGCCAAAATTTTGTCTTTAAAGCTCAGCTCCCATGTTTCGCCGTTTTTAAAATCCGGCGCAGTGCCGATATATCCGGTGCCCGCGGGCAGAGTGACCGTTATATCGCCGCTCGCAGCAAAGGTCAGGCGCATCCAAGATTCGAAATCACCTACCGGATAGCTTAGCTTTAAGGTCGTGACATCTGTAAGACGGTACTCGGTATTGTCAGCAAGGGTTATATATGGACCCTCAGAGATTTTTTGAGCGATTATGGGTTTGTTATTATAATAAAGAACTCCATTAGAGTCGGAAAGACCATCAAGTACGGACTTATTACTATGCTCGTGGGCTTTCTCAACCGCAGGATAAACCAAACTGTTAAGAATTGTCTGTAAACTTAATGATTGTGCAGAGCTGTCGGCAGATATCTTGGCTTTAATACTGTCTGCTTCAAGTGGTTCCACATAGCAATCCCACGTATCTGTGTTATCGACATATACATAAAAGACCGCATTGGCAAAAACTAAGAACTCATAATCGGTTTCTGTGGCAATCCCGAGAGGAATTAAAAATGTGTTATTCTCATTCGTAACCGTGAAAGCAATCAAAACTTGCTTGCCCGCCTTATAAGCTGCATCTATTTGCTCGTAGGTCTTATTGTGGGAAGTAATTGTATATCCATCTGCCCCGCTTTGCGCCTGCACATTAACAATAAAAAGTTCCGATGCCCCATCCTTACCAGGCTTGCCTTTGTCTCCCTTTGCTCCCGGATCACCCTTCGGTCCCTTTATATTAACCGCCGCGGGATTGTCCTTGCCGTCCGAGTTCGACCATGAAAGAACCCCTTCGTCGCTGACGCTGGGCGTAAATGTCGTTCCGTCTTTCAGCGCGGATGCCTTTTTTATAGCTTTTTCCAGCGCTGTGTATTCATTTGTTGATTCAATCTCAGAGTCAGAATAGATGACATCTGCAACTATAATCTCAAAGCGCGGTGTTACGAGAATCTGACCCGAATTGCTCGTTAAGGTAATTTCACATGTCACAGTCCCAGTCGCAGCTATCGTCTGAGTTGTGATAATATATTCCAGCCTATCCTCGCACACAGTACAGCTGTTGAACATTACCTTACCGTCTGGCTTTTCCGCTCTCAGCACAGCCGATACAACATCGTTTAAGTCAAACGGTTTCGCCGCATAGGATAAGTAGATACAAACTTTTCTGCTGTCTGTGTCTGCTTTTTTCACATTCACCTGACCTTGCAGTCCTGTCTTCATAAGATTTAGCTTTATTCTGTGCTCTACACGTTCCATTCGGTTCACCTCTGATTTAAGTATAGCAAAAGGCGGGAAGTATTTCTCCCCGCCTCGCTGTCACTTTGTCATGTCTTTAATCCAACGCTGAAATGTCTTATCATCATACCCTATGTTCAACTCATAGAGCATTTGGCGCGTCCGGCGCATGCCCTCCGTATCATTGCTTTTGTACATTTCCTGATACTCAGATTTGAGGTCTTTTGTCAATGCCTGGCGGATTGTCTTATCCTCTTTGCCGTTTGCTCGCAGATATTCGACTATCTCTTTTGCGGACGAAACATCAGAGTTTTCAAGTGCCTTTTGGAGGTCTTTATACTCATAAAGTTTTTTCTCTTCGACCGCTTTATCCTGTTCTGCTTCGGGATCAAGCTCTGCGGCAATCTCATCTATCATCCTGTTCACTTCATCTTCATCGTACCCGCTCTCGAGCAAAGCTTCGAGCTTGCCGCTGAGTGCGCTGTCGTCTCCGTTGCTTTTTGCCTGCGCCGCAGCCGTCTGCATTGTCATATAGTTATTGATTGCTTTTATGACCGCGTTTGACGGATATCCTTCAGAAACCAGCTCTTCATATATTTTTTTATATTCTGAGATGTTTCCTCTTTCGCGCGCCTGTGCAGCCTGCGCGATTCGAGGTTCGGACTTCACCAGATTATTCTTAACACCGTTCTCGAGCTGCTGCGCGGTATAACCCTTTTTGATAAGCTTATCGTACTGCTTCTGATATTTTCCCTCGGCAATCGAATTGTATAACTTTCTGTATTCCGTGAAGCTTGCTTCCCTGCCGAGGTTGTCAGGAGAGAAGAAATTATACAAGCTTTCAAAAGTGCGCATCGTGTTCGCTATCGGCAGACCGCTGACCTTTGAAATTCCCTTTGCACTGCTCATCATCAGCTTCCAAATATCCGGATTTTTCTTCTCGCCGCTGAATACTTTCTGCCACGATTCGCAGGACTGAATTAGTTCTTCAATACCCTCGATATCCATGCGGCTCACAGAATATCCGGACAAGATTGAGAGAATATCTCCGACATACGGCACGGCTGAAAACGGATTGATTCCGTCAAGCGTGTTGCCTCCGAATGCTTCAAGATAAAGCTCAAGCCATTTCTTCTCATCATCATCGTTGCGGAACGCATCTGCTATCGACGCTATTCCGGCAGTCAAGATGCTTGTCGCGATATGTACCGCGGCAATACGCGCTATATTCTTCGCCTTTGCCTTTTTACTGCCGGGATCAGCATTGTTATAATCAACCAATGCATTGCGGAGCATGTTGTACGACTTCGTCGGCTCGGCCTTAAAGGCACTGAGTATTTTTGAGAAAGAGCTCGTACTGCGCATAAACTGGCTTCGATGCAGAAGCGAATCAACGACCTGGGTTTTATCAACCACCTCGCTGAGCCTGTCTGAGACTGCCTGCGTGAACTCTGCAGTTCCCTCTTTAAGGTCGGTTTTATCCTTGACTTCCGCCTTGCAGGCATTCCACAGTGTTCCCCATGTCAGCTCATCACCAACTCCGGCCAACCACATAGACTTTTCGCGGATCTTATCGACGACCGTCTGCTGTCCAGTTATAAGCTGCTTCATCGTTATGCCCATACTCGTCTCATAGAATCCCCAGCTTTTCCATTTTGCAATCGGGCAATTGTCTATTGCTTCTTTACTTGCCGGCTTTGACAAAAGCCCTTTGAGCAAATATTTCGGGTTCATTACTGCCGCTGCTCTGAGATATGCCGTAGGCTGTTGGATAGCAACTCGCATATTTGCTCCGACGGCGGCTACCTTGAAGTTTCGTATCAGTGTCTCCTCGCCCGCTCCCCCTGCATTTTTGCTGTCCGAGCTGCCGTTAAGATCCAGTATAAACTTTTCAAAATATGCCTTTCCGTCGTTGCCGAACGCTCGTTCAATAGACTGTTTTGTACCGGATATTGCTATATATCCGTCGTCCTTTTCCTCGAAGCTCAGGGCATTATACCATTTCATCGCGTCGGTTACCGGCACCGCATATGCCGAATATGCGCTCATTTCGGTGATGTGCTTTGTAAAGGTATCGAAAGCACCCTTAATAAACAGTCCGTTACTTGCATTTCGCTGGACGCTCTTTGTCGCGCCGATGTTGACAAGCTTATAGAAATTGCTCTGAGTCTGAACCGCCCCGTCCTCCGCGTTCATCGTCCGCACGGAGTTTTTGTTGACCTGTATCGGCCAGTAATGCTCTTCGGTAAACTTTCTGTAGCCGTACAGTGTCATTGACGCTTTGTTGCCCCAATCAGCAACATTTCCACTCAAAAAGCCCTGCATTTTCTCTGCAACCTGCTTCTGCTTCGGAGTCAGAGAGTCGATTATCTTTCCAAGGTCTTCCACTGTCACCTGCACAGCCTTAGCGTATGTTTCTTCGCCCTTACCGAACTGCTCCTTGATTCGCATTTTCGCCTCTTGCCTTGAAGTGTCCAGAGGACGGATTCCGCCGAGAAGAAGATGATCCCGCGCCTGCTCTCGTTTGGAGAGGTTATACAGTTCCATCATCTGCGAGACCGTCAATGTCAGTTCTCCGCCTTCGACCTTAAAGGTCTGCCTTGAGTGCTCCCAGTCCTGTATTTCCTTCTGGCTGACAATCGACTGCATGAACTCATTCGCATTGTCTATCATTTCCACCCGCTCATCGAAGCCGGAACGAATGGATTTGAAAACAGTCTCTGCTGCCGGTCCGAGCTGATGGAAAAAGCTGAACGAGTCAAGCATATTTACATTCAGCTGCTTATACCCAACCTTTACCTTGTCCTTGAAACTCTTGCGGCTGTCCATCTCATGCACGCTCGCATCGGCAATTGCCTGAACCGTCCCATAGCGGCTGTTTGCAAGCAATTCGTTGGCTCTCGTTATTCCGCCCTTTATCTGCTGCATAACAGTTTCAAGCTCGGCAAGCCCCTGCGCATCCATATCCTTTATGGAACTGCCCTTATACACTTCAAGCAGCGTTGTCATCATCGGCATAAGATCCGGGTCGAGGTCTGCCAGGAACTGCTGATACTGAGGGTCATTTCCCTGCTGCATTTTGCGCAATTCTCCCTGCAGCTCCGACATTGATTTGCGCCACTCAAACGCATCTTTTGACTGACTGTTCCCGTAGACATCAAGAGATACCAGGAACTCTCCGAGAGCCGAACGCAGAGCTTCCGGCACATGCTGAGTCTTGTTCGGATTCTGCAGGAACCTGTTAAGAGTCTTTGCACTTCTCTCGATACTCCGTTTACTCTTTGCAATAGCATCTTTACGCAGCCATTCGCGGCGATCCTCGAATGTGCGTTGTTCATAGAGCGCCTTTTGCTTTATGAGCTCCTCCGAAAGCTTATGACGCTTAGCGGCTTCCTGCTCTTTGATTTTTTCAATGCGTTTGTCGTATCTGTCGCGGTATTCTTTCTCGATCTTTTGCCGCAGCGTCTTGAGCTCCGGAATGTCGTAATACTCTTCATACAGGCGCATTGCAAGGTCATAGCTCGCCGTGTCTATATCCATATCGAAAGAACCGTCGTAGAACGGATTTTCATAGAACGGTTTTATGGTTTCGAGTGCATTTACGAGCGTCTGCACCTGCTCAAGCTCGTGCGTATCCGGTTCAAAGAACTCCGGCCAAAGTTCGGACATCTCGCCCCAAAGAGAATCAAGCGTACTGCCTTCCTCGGAAAGCCTTATCTTTCCGAAGTTCTTCCTTCTGAACTTATCATAGCTCCCGTAATAGTAGGCAATCTCTTTTTTCTGCTGCTCACTGAGTTTTATTTTCGTGCCCTTGGCATATTCACGCATCGCACTATACTGTTCGGACATATCGGTGTTCAGCACTGCGCTTTCCTCAAGCACCGCCTTGGCAATCTCCGCAGTCCTCGCGATAACTTCATCATAAGTTATGCCGTCGTCCATATTGGCAAGTGCTTCAAAGATATTCTTGAGGTTTTGCGTCAGCGTTTCGGCATTATACTTGCTGCTGTATTCCTTGAGCACTTTTTTCGAAAGTCTGCGTATTGCCCGCTCATCAAGCTCTTTTCTGTTGATTCCGAGACGCCACTCGAGTTCTCGCTTGTATTCGCGCAGAGCTTTGTTCTCCTGCATGAGCTTCTTGTTTTGCTCATCTATGGAGGAAGTGTTTTTGAGAGAATAACGGAACTGAGCTATCGAAGATACATATGGAGCCGTACCATCTGCAAAATATTTTTTTATGTCATTGATTACTTTGCTCGCCCTGGTTCCTTTCGGGTACTCCACACTATGCAGAGTGTTTCCGTTATTATCGTCAATATCAAGTATTACTTCGCCTCGTGCTCGGGATATGTAATCATCAAGAGCCTCAAACTGGCTTGCAGTCGGCAAAACAGAAAGATTTATTCCGTTGCTTTCGGGCATAATTCGTATATTTCCTTGATTCATATACTCAATCATTGCCTCAGTTCCGGAAATGTCGCTATCAAGCATTATTTCACTTATATCTCTGTGATCTAATGTTCTATATCCTCCCGGAGCACCCTGATTCTTTCCCGAAAAATCAAGTTTCTTTCCGCTTTTGGTTAAATAACCGGTTTCTTTCCACGAGAAGGTTCTGCCAAAGTATTCAAGCGCTGCTTTATCGAGATTCTTTGAAGCATCCTCATCTTCGGTGCCCTTGAGAGAATAACGAATATCGGAATTGTTTCTGTCAAATGTTCCTATATTGTCTGTTGCCGATTTGATTTGCGTAGGCTCAAAAGCAACCATTGTACCGCAATCGGCAAATTTGTTTTGATACAGCATAACGCCATCATATCCATGCTCTTTGAGTATGTCCTGAATGTCATTTCTGCTTATCTCGCTTGCGTTCATTCCGAAGTCTTCGGCCATTTGCTCAATCATTCCTCCTTCTCGTTTTCCATATACACGATAAGGATTTTTTATATCAAGATATGCCGAAACAACATTGTCTCCGTAACGTTCTGCGCTTTCTATATCAGCTGCAAAGTAATATCCGTTTCCTAATCGGTTGAGCAACTTTTTATTTGCTTTTGATGAGTCAAACACCGTAAAGGCATCGCTCTTTGTTCCGTGATATACTACTCTTGGTGTTCCGTTCTCGTTGACAACCTTACTTGCGGATTCCGGATTATTCTCCCAATCGCCGAACCAGTCCTTGAACTGTTGGCTTCTTGTTGCATCTTCGGAATTCAGCTCCGTTTTCTGAGCATCATTTTTGAGTTCATACTTAATTGCATCTTTCTCGCTTGTTCTTTTTTCTTTCGTGCCCTCCAAAGCCTTTGCAAACATATCGCGGATATTTTCAAGAGCTTCAGAATCCCCCTCAAGCGCTCTGACCTCCGGGCTTTTCAGTCCGATAGCAGTCAGGGCTTTTTCTATGCTTTCAAGGAAGCCTCTGATCCAGCTCTGGATTTTTACAGCAAGAGGTCTGTTCTCATTTACAAGCTCTCTGATAGTTTTCTCGTCGAACACATCGAACATGCTCTCGGCAACGATTTCCGCCTCTATGTCCGCTTTTCCGAAACCTTCGTAAAGCTTCCGCAGCTCTTTCACTCTGCCCTCATAGTCATAGTTTTCGCTTTCTTTGAGCTTGCCTATGACATATTCGCGCAGCTCGCCTGCGGCCGTTGAGTTCCAGTCCTCGATATAATGATACAGTTCATGTCCTGCGGTTCTGAGATATGCGTTTTCCTCCGCGTCGAGCGCGATTTTTATTCTGCCGGTCTTGGGATCGTACTCACCGTTCGCCATTCCGTCTGCAAGCGTGTCGCACACTTCAACGACAAAGCCGTATTTTTTTGCAAGAGCTTCAAGGACATATACCGAGCCCGCCTGCTCCGCGTTGAGTTTTTTTGTATAGTTTCTCAGCAGACCTCCGTTCTTTTCTGCCCTCTTTTCCTCTTTCGCGCTGTAATGCTTCGGCGCATTATTTTTTTCATTAACTCCGGCATAATACGCCTGTCTGAGCTGACTTTCTTCAAGCCCTGCGTATTTATTTGCATTCGACTGCAAAACGCTGTCAAAGTCCTGCCCGAGCTGACCGGCGCGGCGGAAGTCGAGAAACGCATTCATATATTCGCTTGCCGAATCGCCCTGCTTATATCCTGAAATAAAAGCCCGTGCCGTGTCGGTGCTGTCAAAGCCCTGTGCGACATTGTACAAAGCTTCGGTCTCGCGGCTGTCAAACCGCACATCGCTCAGTGCAACGCTGCCGCCGTCCTGCGTTTTGACATACATCTGCGCCCGATTTCCGTCCTTTTCGATACGGTCTATGCCGTTGATTGTTACGCTCTGTCCGTCAATCGTTGCCGGAACAGCGTTGACATAACTTTTCTTCTGTGATATATTGTTATCGGAAGGGGCGAGCGCATGAGGCGTCTTGGACGTAGACTGCAGGTCTTCGGACATGTTCAGTACTTGCGAGACCCCTTCTGCTTTTGTTTTATATGCACTTACAACATGTAAAGTTTTTGCTTTTGAGTCAGGCACAGCTTCGACGACATAATAATTTCCGTTTACTCGTTTACTGTAAACAACTGACTTTGACAGTTTATTATCAGAATCTCTATAACGGCCATTGTCGTCTTTTGCCGATTCAATATTGTCATAATTTTCGAGAACATATTCTATTCTCGCCAGATCGTTAACATCAGACATTGAGTGGTCTGCTGCTCCATTCTCCCCGTGGCGGTTTTCTACATGGATAACCGTGTTTCCGTCCATATCGCGCTTATACTCACTGGTATCTATACCGGTGAGTTTTTTTATATCTTGCACCTCGCGCTCATTTACAGAGCTAAGTTCTATTTTAATCTTACCTGCAACATTTTTATCTTTAAGGTTGCGAACTCGCTCTACAAAGTCAACGATCTTCGGATTTACCGCCTTTTTATATTCCTGCTTTATTGTCTCTATGTCCTTCTTTAACGACAGCTGAGAGTCTTCCGCGGCATCTGATGTGCCGTTTTTTATTTCAGCAGCCACGTTCTGAGCGTTCTCAGAGCCCCGGAAAAGCCGTTTTTCTGCGCGGGTAAGTTTATCACCCTCAGCCTGTTTCTGCACCACAGCGGACAATCTGACCGCGTCCTGCGTGTTCTCACCGAGGCTTTCAAGCCGCTGTGCAATCTGCGTCTGCTCTCCGCCTGCAAAACCTGCAACCGTCTTTCCCGTGATGTTCGTACCCTGTTTTCTGTGGTTGAGGTATCCGAGCCCGGAACCCACTACACCAAAGCCGGCGCCCATAAGCGCTCCGCCCGCTCCCGCTTCAACAACTTGCAGTGCGAGATCTCCGGCAACCTTTTTCTTTGCTTCCGCCTCGCTTAATCCCTGTTTCTCATATGCAGCTATCATGAGCTTATAATTGGAAATATCGCCGTTTGCTATGGTGTCATAAGCTATGTTTGCTATTTCCGTTGCGGCCTCTTCCGAAAAGTTTACTCCGGTCGATTTGAGTATGTTCATCGCGACATCGCGCATACTTCTCGGGTCAATCTCTTTGAGCTTGTTGAAATTACCTATCGAGACTTTTTCGAAGAGACCTTCAAATATGCCGGAAACTGCTCCGCCGATAACCGCCTGGTCATCGTTGCCGCCGCGAGCTTTTATATCACGCATTGTTGAGTTTGCAGCAGAAAGACCGAGTATTCCGCCGCCGACAGCTTCGGCAACTTTCCCCGCTGCTTTTATTCCCGCCCCGGTATTCGCAAGTGCTCCGCCGACAAGATTGCCCGCGGCGGCAGAAGCAGCCGAATCAAGCGCGGACATTCCTGTTCCGTATAAGAAGTCAAAGGCATCCCAGTCGCCAAGCTTCCAGTCATGCTCATCCATAACCGCTCCGCGTGCCGTATCGCTTAACTGACTTGCTATTCCGGCGTCTCTGTTATAGTCTACAGGCGCATAACTGCCGGTAAGCTTTCTTCCGACCTGCTGAGCGGCAGCGTCAAGATATCCCGCTCCACTGCTTGTTAAATTCACCGGCACACTCAGTGCGCTGGCAATCACCTGATGGTCTGCACTGAAGTCACGAACCGCATCTTGTACCTGCTCATTCTTGCGGCGGTTATACTCATACGCAAAATAATTCTCAAGCTCATCGGGATTCATTCCCTTTGCACGAACCTTATCCTCTATTTCCTTGAGTCTCTGATTATATTCATAGACATTCTTGTTGTTTCCGCTCGTGCCGACTGACTCTTCGAGCTTTATTCTGTCCTTGAGCTCGGGGATAGACTGTATTTCCTTGAGCGTTGCCTCGTCAAACTGGCTGAGTTTTTCGGATATATCCCTGTTGTATATCTCCGACTCCAATGCAGCGGACTCACTCTTCAGATTATTGAGCTTGTTTTTTGCCGCCTTGGCTTCTTCAGTGTACTTTTCATAATCCGCTGTATTTCCTTGCATCGTGCTAAGGAACGCCCAAACCCGATTTTTGAATGATTCACTGCGGTTCTTCTTTTTCTCGTTCTTGATATCGTCAAGACGTCCTTTCATATCATCCTCGGTCATGGTGTCCATAACGCCGGAATTACGCGTATCGGAGTAATAGTCGGACTCCTTCTGCAGATTCTGCGAAGTCTGCTGCAGAGCATTCTTGTATTCCTCGTACCGTGCCATGAATGTGTTGTAGCGTTCTTCCCCCAACTGCTCACGCTGCGAGTCGAGATAGGATTTGATTCTGTCCGCCTTTTCAAGATCATTGTTTACCGCGCTCTTTGTATTTTCGCTGTCGCGTTTCCAATTCGCATATGAACTGTTTTGCAGCCTGCTGTTTGCGCTTCTGGTGGTACGACCGGTTGATTCAAACCAGTCATGCATTTCCTTGTCGCTCGAATCCCACTGATATTTATCATTTGCTCTTTTGATTCTTTCGTCTATTGACTCAGGAGCCTCGTATTTCGAATTTACACGCTTTATTCTGTCGTCAATTGTTTCCATTTTATCCTCCGCTTATGAAAGTCCGTAATGCTGACTGAGTATATAAATATCCTCGTCGGTCAGGTTCTTGTTCTGGCTCATCTTCGTTTTTATATAATTCTCGTAGCTTCCGTATTGGTTTTTCAGTGCCGGTCTTACACCAAACTCGTACCGAGTCGGCTGTGCACCTATAAACTCACTGGCTGCCTTTGATTTTGTAGCAGTCTGTTTTCCGCTGCTCCCGGTCGAAGAACCGCTTGACCCGCTCCTGCCTGACGAAGACGATGAAGAGGTTGAATAGCTCTGAGCCTTGAGAGAGTCCATATATTTGTCGTGCTCAAACTGCTGCTTTTTGAGATTATAATCCCTTGAGTCCTGCTGCTTGCCGTAGTCAAACTGTTTCTGCCAGTTGCTCTGCGCAAGCGCGTCCTGCTGCTTGCCGTAATCAAACTGCTGCTGCCAGTTGTTCTGTGCAAGCGCATCCTGCTCCTTTCCGTAATCGAACTGTTTCTGCCAGTTGTTCTGTGCAAGCGCATCCTGCTCCTTTCCGTAGTCGAACTGCTGCTGCCAGTTATTCTGTGCAAGGGCGTCCTGCTCCTTCTGATAATCAAACTGATTCTGCCAGTTGCGCTGATTGACATAGTCCTGCATATACTGGCGGTTCTGCTCGCTCTGCCAATTCGACTGCTGCTGTGCGGCGTCTGCGCGTCCTGTATAATATTCAAGCTCATACTGCCACTGCGCAAGCTGATTGAGGTAACGGTTGTAATCACTTTCCGAGAGATACTGTGACTGGCTCTGTAGATAATTAAGTGTGTTATAGTAGTCGCTCAGCGTGTCCTGATATTTTTTATAGTCTGAATCGTCGAGGTTCTGCAGGACCTGCATATGCTGCAATTTATCGCTCTTGTCGTCACGATATTTGCTATATGCCCGGTCATACAGTGACGGAATGACATTGTTCAAATCGTTGAGGCTTGACTGGTATGCCTGGTTTCCGGCAGTCGAAGCATAAGAACTGCCGTAACCGCCGGTGAGCGCCGCGGCATTCCCCATAGTGTCCTGCATCGCCATCTTGCCCTGCTGAATATACTGATCCTTATACTGCTGATAGAGCGGATCGGCATTGAAATCATACTGAAAATCCTTGGTGTTTTCATAGTCTTTCAAAAGCCCCTGTATCTGGTCTGCATAGTTGCTCTGATAGTCCCCGGGCTTTGAGTTGTAATGGTTCTTCAGATCCTCCTGCGCCTGCTTAACTTCGTCGGATTCCTCATAGTCCTTCGGCTTGTTGAGCAGCGTTTTTATCGTGCCTATACCGTATCCGACCTGCTTCGCGGCGTTTATTCCCTGCTTTGCCATTCCACCGGCGAGCGCCGCCGCATTTCCGCCCTGCGCCACGGCGTATGACAGTTTGTCTTTTGATATGCCCTGCTGCTTTTTTTGCTTTTCAAGGTCTTTTGTCGTGTATGCCATTTGCTTTTGCCTCCTCAGATCAGATAGTTTATGTTCAGCTTATATGAAGTCAGATTGTATTTATAAGCTTTTGTCTCAAGATTGAAGCACCAATCAAGCACCACTCTTCCATCCGGAAATACCGACCACCGAACAAGGTTGGTATCGTTCGCCGCACAGATTGTAAATATCCTGCTCTGCGGACGCAGATCCTCCGGCAGCGTGCATATGGTTTTCCCGCCCGCCGTTATCCCCTGCACATCTCCGACGATATTGACCGAGTTTCCGAGTCTGCGTCCTTTGGGTGTCAGCCCATTCGCGCCCGGAGTTATTCCGTCCGTAAGCTCCAACGCCTGCCAGCCCGTGTCTTTCAACGGAAAAGTTTGTTCTCCTGCCTTCAGTCCTTTTCTGAGGAGCAGCAGCATGTTGACGTCCATCGTGTTGGCGAGTTCCGCAACCTTGCCGAAAGCTATTCCTTTGCCGCCGCACAGGAAGTCCATCAGCACGAAGCTCGTCGAAAGCTCGTAAATATATTCCGCGGAAGCAAGGCTATCGGTAACTTTGAATTTTATCTTATACGAGACATTCTCACTGAGACCGTCAAAGAGGATCGCCTGCACATCATTGCTCATCGCCGTCTCATCAGACCAGGCATCCATCGTATCTGTCTTGTAGCTTGCTTTGCAAACCGCTATATTCTTGCCTGACAACGCCGAGAAGCTATAGTTTACCTTTCCGGCCGCATATGTGCCCTTGTCGTTTTCCGTGCCGTCCTGCGTGCATCTGAAGCATGTTACCTCATTTATCATCGGACTGTCATACTTTTCAACCGATATGCTCGCCGTCTGACTGACTGTTCTGCCTCTGCTGTCTGTCGCCGTGACCGTAAAGTTCAGCTCACCCGACAGATAGCAAGTGTAGGTATAAACCCCGCCGGTCTGATTTGACAGAACTGCACCGTTCACGGCAAACCGATAGTTCTTTATCGTTGAGCTGTATGCCCCCTGCGCAGCGGCAGTAATCCTGCATTTTGAATAGTCCTGCACATATATTCCCCATTCGGTCGGAACGCTGCCGTCTATGCGCTCTATTGTCAGTTCCGGCATTGTGGGTTTCACATTGTCCGGAACCGAAAAAGTAACAGTCTTCGTGTTCGTCTCAACGAGCGTCGTCGGGATCAGTCCTAACTTCTTGTATGTTTCAATCTTCAGCGTGCCGGTTCTGATGCTTCCGCTCGTAATGGCATTAGCCCATTCGAGTGGGAACTCATATGCCGTCATAACTGCATTGTTTGTTGAAAAATACCCGCTCTCGTAGCTGTAATTGCCGCAAGTGAAATACATCTTATGGGTGTATGACTTCCCGTCATTCGCATCCTCGACTTCAATCAGAATATTACCAAGGCCATTTATTTTGCTGACACCTACGGTGATATTCTTCGGATATGTTTTGATTGTTGTTATTGCCATTGTTTATTCCCTCCATATAAAGCTAAGATTGCCATTACTCCTGGGCGTGAACTCCCAGTTGCCTATCCTCAGTCGGTTAAGAACTTCAACATCCGTAACATAAAGGCAGCGGTTGGAGATATAGGCTATCTCCGTGCCGTTCTGTGTGAAGCTTAATTTTTCATTTGTCAGCATAGATTTGAACGGACTGTCCGCCTTGCCGAGCTCCATTCCCTCCGCCGTGAAGCGGAAATATGTTCTTATTAGCTCCTGAAACTCTTCGAGTCTGCCGTCAACCTCTGTTGTATAGAGATAATTCTGGTCGAAATTCAGCTGAATTTCCCTTGAAGTCTGTGTAACATAGGACTCGAGTGTTGCATTAAGCTCTGCAATTGACGCCTTCGCGCTAAGCTCTTCGCGCACCGTTGTCATTATGTTGTCATTGTTCTGCTCTATCTCGGTGTGAAATGTCTGATTTATCTCTTCCGCCTGCGCTATGATTTTATCGTTGAGCTCGTTATAATCAATCTTTCTGCCCGCTTCTAATTGCTCAACGGCGCCGCTCGCCAGCTCCGCCATTGACCGCGTCTGCTCCACCGTTTTCAGATAAGTCGGCGAAAAATTGTCTCCGTCAAGATTGTTGAGAATATACCGAAGCTGTTCGTTAAGTTGATAGAGATAGCTTTGAGTTTTCTGATCTCCGCCAAGATTCGTCGGCAGATTCAGATTTAGCGTCGGCATCAGATTTCACTCCCTTGTTCCGTTACCTTTGCGATGCTGTACAAGATGAACTTGCCCCTGCCCCGCATTCGGATTTTCATGTGGTCGCAGCGCCTGACTATAATCGGAATAGTGATTGTGCGATTGTTTACAGCATCGATGTGCAGCACTTCCTCGTAATCGCCCATAGAGTCATACTGGATCTGCACCCGGAACTGCGCCCCGCGTTCGACGCTCAGGCGAAACTGCAGTTTTGAAATATATTTATTATCGGGGCTTGTCACTCCAATAGGTCCGCTTTCGGCCATCCATTCAACCGGCTTTTCGTCATACGTCTGATCTGTTACGCTGTATCGCGTCGTGCCGTGCATCGTCCACAGGCTGTTTCCAACCGTGAAATACAATTCCCCGTCCAGCGGCGCGAAAGCATCGATTTTCAGCCCGCTCTCCCTATGCCATATTTTTGTGCGCTCATCGTATGTGAACAGGCTGTATTTGCCGTTCTCGTCCGACATCGACACATAATATTTGTTGTCGATTGCTCCCGCTACGGCATTTCTATATGCGTTTGCACCGAACGCCTCGGAAACATTGACCGGGGTTCCGCCGTCATAGGCGCATATACCGTTGCGGCTCTTGTAGTATAGTGTTTCGTTGCACAGTGCGAGGCTTCGCTCACTGCCGTTTTGGACGCCCCTTATAGATTCGTTCGTAACCTGAAAATTTGAGGGCTTCGAGCCGTAGACCTTGTGGACGCAGTCTTCCTTAAAAAACAGGATATATCCCCGCATCGTAAACGCGCCAGTAAACTTACCGTGCGTTCCGACTGTCACGGCGTAACTGTCGCTCGCCAATCCGAGAAAACAATTCCAGTTAAATGGATCGCCTATTTTGCAGCAATATATCTCATGCTTATCGGAAGAACATCCCCAGATGCGGTTTTCGCTTTCGGTCACGAAGTCCATATCCGGCACGGTTCTTTTTACAGTCACCGCTTCCTGCTGACTCGATACTTCATCTATGAATCCGGTCACGACTATGTAATCCTTGCTGACCGCATAGAGTATCATGTTTGTGTTGAACTGTTCGTCCTTGCAGCCGCTTATAGTCACTCCGTCATATTCCGAGAATCCTTCGCCTATTCCGGCCGAAGAGATTTTGACGAATGTCGTCGCCACCGCATTCCACATCTTTGTTGCTGCGGCATATATCTTGAGAGTATGCGGCTTTGAGGAAGTATCAAGCCAGCTGTCGCCGTTTGTCGGCTCTTCCGGCGCCGTGGCCGAGACTGTCGGGTTATAATCATCTCCGGTTACTCGCGTCAGCGTAAATGTCACCGCCGCGGTTGTCGTAAAGGTTTTTTCAAGGCTGCCTACGCCCTCGCTCACTTTCTCGGTGTTGATATATTTTTTGTCCGGCCAGATGAGGACATACGCACCCATGCTCAGCATTTGTTTGCGGCTTTTCTCGACATCGCCGCTGACCTGATCGCCGTTGTAGAACACTTTGCCATTGTCCACCCAACACAGACCGTTGTTCACGCAAAAGCCGTCAAGGCGTGTGAAATCGCGAATTTTTTTCCGCTGCTCTCTCGGCGTCAGGGCAGGATAGCTGTCTGACGAAAGATTCTCTTCGTCATAAAATTCATTGTCACTTATAACAAGGTCATGATGATATCCTCCGAATGCGCTCATCATTTCCCTGTTTTTGTTGACCGTGTTAAGAATCGGCAGTCTCATCGGTTCACCTCGCAAATATTCCGCCCGCCGGAGCCGCGTGCGTTCTGCTGTAATATCCCCAGTAGCCCTCGTATGCTTCGTTGAAAGCCATTGCCGAATTGTTGTATCGGTCGTATTCGGCGTTGAAAAAGTCAATTTTTGACATCAGCCAAAGAACATATAGGTTGCTGTAAGACTCCGGCACAAGCAGTTCTGTGTTCGTGTCTGTGTCTTCATTATAGCCTTCAAACACCGTTGATTTCTCCCCGCTCTTCGCGTCTATCAGCTCTTTTACTATCTTCCCGTCAAGCTCGGAAAGCCATCTTATTTTCTGCTCGTCCGAATACTGATTGGGCTTTAGCTCATCGGTCTGTCTTATTGCTTCGCATATTTTCATATAAACCTCCTGAAAGTAAAAGAGGGCGCAAAATGCGCCCTCCCGGTGTGTCCTTATCTCTCTTTGATATACTGCTCTACCAGCTTCTCAAGGCGCTGCTCCGCCAGCTGCTTCTGTCTGTCGGAATTGCGTATAACCTCTGCGACGCAGGCGGGCACTTCGACTTCTACGCCACGCTGGATCTGAAAATTCCTGCCGTTGACCGAAACAAACAGATCATCTTTGTATGCACCGTCGTCCTTAAAGAGAAAGATTTTCTCCGTGGGTTCTTTCTGCTCCTCGGGCGCAGCAGCCTCTTCGGTGGTTGTGGTCTCTTCGGGGGTTGCGTTCTCCTCGGGTGCAGCCGTCTCTTTGAGGATTGCGTTCTCCTCGGGTGTTGCAGTTTTTGTTCTTGCCATAAATATCTCCTTTCGGGCTCAGAGAGCAAAATGCCCTCTGAGCTTTTATCAGTTAGCTTTCGCAGTGGCCGAATACGCGGAGCAGGACTCGATACGCACCATGTACTCCTCAACCAGGCGCTTTGCGACCTCGGTCGCTTTCCAGCCGCAGGACGAACGCTGATTGAGCGGATCGTCGCCATAGCCGAGTTGCTTGACGATATGCTGCAGACCGCCGCCCTCGATCTCCGTCAGACCGTAAGCGTGAGCGCCGAGGATAAGCGTATTGAAAACCGCCAGACCGGACGGGCAGCCGGTGCCGGTCCATATCTTTGCCTCCGTGGACTTGACGAATCTGACATTGCCGATCTTGCCGATTTCCCCGTTGTAGATATCGTCGGGCTTAGCGTACTTATGTACGTCAATCCACTCCTCGCAGCGCATAAGGTCATATGCTGCATACGGATGGATAATACCCACGAACGAATCCCCGATCGGGTCTGCATTCATGCTCTCCAGCTGAGCCGCCGCACGGTATATGAGGTCAACATTGATCTTTGCCGTCGCGTCGAGTCCCGCTCTGCTCGTTACTGCTGTTTCTGCGCCGCTTGCAACCTTGGGCGCGTAAATAACGTTTGTGCCGCCGGCAAGCTCTTCTCTTATGACGGTATCGAGAGTGCGTCCTGCCTGCGAGCCGAGAAGCTTCGTTGCCTGCAGAACATTGTTGTCGATAGCCGTCATGTCGAGCATATCCGAAAGCTGTATCCAGCCGCCGTACTGTTTGACAGTAGCGGTGATTGTGCTCACATTAAGCGCCTGTCCATCGGGCGTGACGCCTTCCGTCAGTGCCGTGGTTGCTTTTGCAAGCGGCGAATACTTACGCATTTCGATAGTCTTGCCGGAGCCTTTGGGAATAGGATACTTGTCTCCGAACTGGTTGTGTACGAGCTTAGGCTCTGCGTTGTCAAGCAGCCTCTTCTCGTAGTAGGTTTTCATCTCGGCGGACAGATTGTTACCGCTTGCCGCCGAAGTAGTTGCGTTTACGACCGTAGCAAAAAGCTGCAGGTCGAATATGACATAATTGTTCATTTTCTTTATCTCCTTTTCTTAGTGCAAGGAGATCAGAAAGTAATTCTTTCTCCCCTTGCCACTCTGCGTTCGATTTCTTCTCGCTGAGCCTTTGTCAGTTTGTTAACATCCGTCTGGGAATTAACTGCACCTTGTGAAGTTACACCGTTTTCAACCGGTCTTTTGCTGTTTGCCGCAACAGAATCGGCGACTCGCTTTGCCGCCGTCTGCGCCGCATACTGCATCGCGCCTCCGAGAATCTCGTCTCGGTGAATAACTTCATAGGCCGTTCTGACATCGACATTGTTTCTGAGCAAACTGAAGAACTGAGGATCTTCTATCTCCGTGTCGAGATTGAAATTCGGATAGATTTCTTTGAGACTTTCCGCCTGGTTCTTCCAATTGGTGATGTCTCGGTTTATTCTGTCCTGCTCATCACGACGAGACTCGTTCCGTCTGAGCTGAAGAACCTCGCGTTCAAGCTTCTTCATCTCCTTGAGCTGTTCAACGGTTATGCCCTTTTCCATAGCCTCTTCTCTGTATGATTCATCATCATTTTCCAAAGCCTTGACTATGCCGTCAATGTCGTCCGCTTTTATCCCGTACTTCTGCGCGAGAATCTCAAAGACCGGCGTACTCTTCTGCAGCTGCTCCTGAAGTGTGCGTGTTTCCTTGAATCTGCCGTTGATAATGTTCTGCACTCGGCGGCTGAACGCGTCCTTGTAATCGCCTTTTATCAGCTTTTCAAACTCCGCGTCCTGATTTTCGACCGTCGATGCCGTAACATTGATCTCGCTTTCCGGCTGTGCAGCGGCGTCCTGCGTTTCAATCGCCCGTGTCTGCTCCCCGGCGTCGGAAGCCGTGGCGGCCGTTGCCGCCGATACGCCCGCTCCGTCTCCTCCGCCCTCGCCGAACAGCGTGAGCGAAAAAGCCTTTGTTGTGTCTGTGAACATAAAAATTAACCTCCATCGTCTTTCCGAAGTGTCTTTGTGATTATATTATAGCGAGTTAATTTTCGATTTTCTCCCCGCCTTCAACTGTAACAATTACATTTTTCGGATAGTTGTCTGCGATAAGCTTTGCGCCCGTGCAGAAAAAATTATAAATTCCTTTTGCCTTTGCTTTGGTATGTTTGTATGCCTTAATCGCCAGCAAAAGCTTTCCGGCGCTTTTCTCCGAGGTAAAGAGTTCGAGGTCTCCCGCAGATTCCATCTCCGCGAACATCATTGCGGCGGTCTGGCCGAGTGTCGAAATGCCGGCACAGACTATGTCCTGCCCGCTCGGCGCATATCCCGAATGTCCCGAAATGCTTATTTTCATTTCTCTGCCCGCTCGGCGAACTTTTATTGTTGTCATAACATTACCTCGGTTCCGCAGCCGAAGCCGCTTTTTCTCTCGCATTCTCGGCCGTTGCGTGTTCGTCTGCGCGCGTCTCGCCAAGCGAGTTGCTCTTGAGCTCGCCGTCTCCGGAGTCTACGCTCGCCACCGGAACTCCACCCGAAAAAGATGCCGCCATCTGACTGCCTATCGTTGTTCCGTTTTGTGCGTCAACTATCTGCGCCATCTGCATGAGCTGCTGCTGCATGGTCTTGAGCTGTTCATACAGCGTACCGTTCTGCGATATTTTCCGCACGACGGAGTCCTTGCCCTCGAAGTCCATCATGTCGATGCAGGCGAGCGCCTGATCCGTCATTTCCGGATTGAAGAATCCGCTGTTATAGAACTGCAGTGCCAACTCGTTGTGAGAAAGCCTTGAAAAAGGATTGTTTCGTTGCGCCCTGACCTTGATATCGAAAATCGGCATTCGTCCGCTCATATCAATGCCGAACTCTGTGCGCTCGCCCTCGGGCTGTATGGCGCGGTTGTCGTAGCTAACAAATTCCTGCTCTCCGCTTTTTCCCGTTATGCGGAAACTGCGCGGCGCGTCGTAAAATTGCCTTATCAGCTCGATGCACAGATAGAGCACTTCCTCATAGCTGTCATATGAGGTCTGAATCATATCTCTCGACAGCTTGCTTCCGGCCTCCTGCAGCGCCGCTATCGCCGAAGCGGCGGTAACTCCGCTCGTGGTGCTTCCCTGTGAAAAATCACGGTTTCCGCTCGTTTCCTTGAGTTCGTCTATTTTGTTCGTGCGCAGCGCCACATAAATATCATTGAGCGGCGTCATAGTGATTTCTTTTATGCTGTCCTCCCCGAGTCTGCCGTCCACATGCACAAAAGGATTCGAGACGTCAAGAAATTCTTTCTCGTTGATTTTCCCGCTCGCAGCATTGATGAAGAAACGGCGGCGAGAGGCGGCAACGGCCGACTGCATAAACGCCTGGTCATATTTGTCTATCTGCATCTGCGGGTCTTTCATAATGTCCAAATATCCAAAGCCCACAAGCGAGCCTTCCTCCGGGAAGAGTGTATCAAACACGAACGGATATTTGCCGTGATTATAAAACCCGCTCTCGGCATACTGAGGATCGTTTTCTGAAGCGAAGAGCACTTCGCCGTTACAGAATTTGCAATAGTGCAGCACGGTTCTGCTGCCGACCAGTCTCTTATAGTACCAGTCCACCACGACGCTCTTATCCGATGTGTCTATGTTGTCGTCATAGATATACTGGCTTGTTTCTATCGTCTTGCCGCCGAGCTTGCCTTTCAGCTGCGGATATTCCTGCGTGAGCAAATCATTGTCGCGCAGGCACACATGGAAAATGTTCCGGCTGTCCTGTATGTTCTCTATGCCGGGCTCCCAAAAGAGATTCAGCAGGTCGATTTTCTTTATCTCGATATCGCCCAAGCCGTTGTACTTCTGCGGATTCCAGAATACGCCCTCGCAGGATGTACCCTGCTTGAGCTTATACCACCACTTGGCCGAATATGTCTTTTTGTAACCGTTCTGCTCGATGATAACTGGCAGGATCTCCGAAAGCTGTTCTGCGGCGGCATTGTCGCTCTGCTCTCTCGGCAGCACGGAAGCCGACGGATAGTTGTCCATAGCGTCCGCGTGCTTATTTGCCAGGGAATTGAACAGCCATGCCGAAGTGGGCTCGGGTTCTTTGTTCGCGCCCTTCGCCTGTTTTTTTCTGATAGTCTCCCAGTGCCGCAGCTTCCACCACTGCTCATTTTCGATTATCCTGTTCTCGAGATTTGCCTTGCCGTCTTTGTATTTTCGCAAGGTTTCCTCTGCCAGGGCGATTGACTCCTCCGTGATTGGACCCTGCTCTGACCCGCTCTCGGGTTCATATTTCACAATATCAGTGTCATTCACTGTTTCTGCCTGTCTATCCTCTTGCACAGGATTTCCAAGCTCTTGCCGCAATGCCTCCGTTCGTGCGGCAATATCCCGCTCTGGGTTTCTTGCGGTCTGCTCCTGCTGCTGTTGGTCGCGCATTTCCGCCCTGCGGCGCTTGATATCTTCTATCGGGTTTCTGCTGTTTGCCATTGTTCTGCCTCCTATAGTCTGTAAAAGCTGTATTTGTCCGGCTTTTCTCTGAGTTCCAGCGGATCATCCGGCACTTTTGCCGGGGCTTTGCGAGGCTCCGGACTTATCGGGTTCTCCATCAGCACATATCGGCACTCATCATAGATGTGATCCTCCTGCGATGTGTCGATATCCTCAACACATTTCTCGTCATAGACGATATTGGGAATAGTGCGGATAAAGTGCCGGCATGTCGAAAACACTTGAAATTTCGGGTTGCCCTCCGAATCGAACGCCAGGCGGTAATGATACTGCATCTTTCCGGCGATTCTCGTGTTGTCGCCGGGGGAGAATACTATGAAGTTCGGGGATTTTTCCATCATTCGCGCTACGCTCTCGCCGCGGCTCTCGTCGAAAATTGACGGGTCTGCTATGCCGATAATGTTCTTTCCCTTGAGGTTGATATCCTCCTGCTCGACGCGCCGAATCTCTGCCGCAATCGTGACCGGGTCTTGCCGCACTCCCTCGTTCGGCGTGCCCGTACATCCGTACAGTTCAGCAATGCGGTATATTTTGCCGTGCGTGTCCACCGCATACCAGCCTACGGAATACGGCTTCGTGTAGCCGAAGTCAAAGCCTCTGTAAATCTGCCAGTATTCCGGGATTTTGAACGGCTCCACGACATGCGTCCACCGGTTGTCTTTATAATGCTCGGGATCGTTGCGCCACTCCGTAAACACCTGCCCCGAAAAGCTGTCCCAGTCGCCGTATAGCAGCGCTTTTCTCTCCGCCTCCGGCATGGCAGCAAGCTTCATGATGTATTCAGGGTCGTTGTGTAAAAGCTCCTGATTGTCAAAAACCGTCGCCGGAACAAATATCCGCTTCCTGCTGCCCTCTATAATTTTCCCTTCCGGCGTCACCACATTGAACTTTTCCGTTATCGGCGTCATTGGCGGCGCTGCAGTGACGAACCGGGACTTTACCCAGCCGTGTCCTATACCGCCGGGGTTGGTCGTCGCCCGCATATAAACCCTCGTACCGGGTCCTCCCGGGCGGTTTCGCGAGAACATATAGCTGTATTCGTCCCATGTGAAGTGTGTTAACTCGTCAAATGCAATGAAATCATAGTGTTTGCCCTGGTATTTCAACCTGTCCTTCGTGTATTGCATCGAGCCGAAATAGATCATAGACCCGCTCGGGAAGCTCCATCGGTGTTTGCTCTCGTTGTATTTTGCGCCGCGTATCGCCCGCGGATAAAGCATTTCAGATCGCTCTACAAGCTCGGACAGCTGCGGATATGTTTTTCGCAGTATCAGTCCGCGGTAATACGGAATATGCACCTGCCGCAGGGCTTCAATCAACAGCGCGTCGCTCTTCCCTCCGCCCGCCGCGCCGCCGTATAGCACTTCATACTCCGGGCGCTCCATAAACCTCTTCTGTTTTTCCTGAGGTTCCCAGATTTTCATTCTTCCGCAGCCTCCTCAAGCACTGCCGGAATCTCGATAATGCCGTATTCTTCCTCATCTGTCGGCATACCTGCGGCTGCTTTTGCCTTTTCGAGGTCAAGCCGTTCCCGCGTATACTGCATATTTGCCCGCTCCACGGTGTTTGGCTTGCCGTAAACATCGCGCAGAATCTCCATCAGATCTTTCATTGCAGCCGTCATTTGCCGCAGATATTTCGTGTCGAGTTTTTGCAGGCAATATTCCTCGACTTCCGCTTCGTCCTCATCGTCTTCGCTCGGCACAATTTTGACAATTGTCTGCCTGACTGTTGCCGTATCGTTCAAAGAATCATCTATAAGGCGCACCAATTTGTCCGCACAATCGCCGATTTTCGCCAGTTCGCAGGCTTTTTTTCGACTGATTTTCTCCATTGTTTTCTTTTCAACTTTTTTTCTGAATTTTTTCCGCAGCCCGCTCCACCCCTCCGAAGCGCACTTTTTTCCAAGCGACGAGACCGACACTCCGTACTTTTCTGCGAGCTCGCGCTGGCTTATATTCGTCGATATGTATTCCTGCTTGATGGCATCCCAGTCCACGCTCGGAAGCCTCCTTTCTTCTTACAATTTTATCAATTTGCATTCCGTTTTTCTCCCCGCGTTGTGTTTAACGATTTGCTGACTAAAAACAAAAATGACCGGGCAGAGGAAAATCCCCTGCCCGGTCATTTTTGTCCGTCAATCGTATTTCTCGTTAATTAAATTTTTCAACGGACAAGTGCAGTGATACAAAAAACAATTTTTCTCCTGCCATTCCTGCCGTTGCTGGGCATTTTTAAAAATAAGCATGGTTTTACTGCCCGCCGAAAGTCCTTCGCAGGTTATCGCTTGTTTGGAGTCTGACAGAAAAAACGGGCATACGGTCAGCGCGCCCGCTCGGGAATTCGCCATCAGCCCGCTCTCCTTTTTCTGTTTTTCCGTCCGCCATAAAGTATGTAGTCGCTGTCGCCCCGGAACATTCTTATCTCCATATGATAGCAACTGTCCCACTCGCAGTATGTCGGAATTACCTCAGCCACGACATAGCCGGGATAAAGCTGTTCGAAAAGCTGTCTGTGCTCGCAGTCTGCTACAAGCTCGTCCAGCTTCTTGCGGCTGATGTGGCTATCGTTTCTGCGCGGCTGAGGATCCACAAGATTTTTCGACCTTGTCCAACGCTTATGCATAATAGGGTCTTTGATTATGTATTTTCCCATGTCGGCTATGCCGATTTCGAGGAATTGCAGACGCTTTGTGTTCGCTCTGCCGAGTCCCCACGCCTTTTCTATCTCGTCTCTGTCAACTCCGCCGCTCATCACGATATGATGATGCACGTTCCCGCTCTTTTCGCCGAACTCTATGACGGATATGTATTTCACTTCGCCCGCTCCCGCTTTTTTATAGAGCCTTTTGACTCTGCGCAGGAAGTTTTGAAAATTCCTCTGCGCCTCTTCCGGCGTTTTGGGTCTTGTATCGTCGGAATAGTCGAGACCTATCGCAAGATCGCGATCCGTGAAGTTCGCATGCAGCAGCTGAACAAGCTTACGCTCCGCATACTTCGCGTTCAAAAGCTTCTGCGTCTCGCTCGATTCTCTGAATCTCTTTCCCCTGCTCTTTATTTTGGCCTGCGGCTGCTCCGTCACGGGGTATAAATATATTTCAAGAAAGTCCTTGCAGTAAAATTTTGTTTCTCTGATTTTCGTGCGCATTTTTTCTTTCCTCTCCGTGGTCGGTTTGATAAGACAGCATACAAGCCCGTGAAGCGCCCTTACGGACGCCTCACCTTTTCCCCGGCGCGGGGGTCTGACTTGTTTATTTATTTAAACCTTTATATACACTTGCAATCACTGTGCATTGTCGTATGCAACTTTACTTTTGGCACAAAGCTCTTCAAGTTCGGTAATAAACTTTTCGTTTTTCAGCAGTTCAATTGACGGATAAATTAACGCAAACAGATACATTCCAATTTTCGCCGCGAAATACAACTTGCCTTCGGTATCTGTTCTTTCATATAACTCGTAATCATCGCTGTCTGCTGTAAAAGGTTCAAGATATTTCATCTCTACAAAAGATACTCCGCTTGAAGTGCGGTATGGCTTGTACCTTTTTCCGCGTATGGCCACATCTATGTTCATCGGTTCTACTAACTGTTCCCCGTCAATCACATCTCTGACATCAAGCTTTGCTGGCGGCACGTCAAACATATTGCAAATTAATTTCTCGACTTGTTTTTCGGTGATATCATACGCCGTCGTGAGAGTAGCAAGAGAAAATTCCGGGCACTCGGGCAAGTAATACACCGCACTGCCGTCGCTCAACATCTGCGGAGATCCGTCGAAAAGATACACAATCCCGCTCTGTTTACACAGTTGCACTATCTTTTTAATTTTCATGTCAAATTCCTTTCTTTATTTTGATTTAAAGGTTGTTATTTCTCCATAGGTTCGCACCAACACATGGTGCACATGTCTCCGGTCATACTCAGGCATCTTGTGCCGTAAACTTCCATTCTGCACACCTCTGGAAGTCCGTCATCACCTATACGCGCATTCGGAAATTTTTCCAAAAAATCTTGTGCGTAAGTTTTTTTCGGATGCTTGTCGCTCCACTTTTGGAGTCTTGAAATGGCACTTTTTATTATCTCTGAATTGCGCTCCTCGTCGCATATGTCCTCCAATGGACATTCATTGCATGGGTTGACACCGTCATGTTGTGAATCACACAGTCGCTTTCTTTCGAGCAGAAAGTCTATTGTTTTATTGCAATCCATACAGCTAATCTCCTTTCATTTTTGCGCTCGCATTGCGGGCATATCTGTCGCCCTTCCGGGATAATGTCACCACAACAGACGCACCTATCTGCATCAGCCATCGTTGTTACCTCCTTATCGACATAAATATACAGCCATTTGCTCAAATTCGTCCA